CAGATACAGGACATTGTCATGGGCACCATCGCGGCGGCCATTGAGACGGGCGACATCTCGAACGGCCGCCCGACCATGCCGCAGCCGTCCGAACGCCAGATGCCGCTGCCGCCTGAAATGCCGCCTCAAGGAGCCCCCGTATGAGCTGCGACAAGTTTCTCGGCATGCTGTTCCTCGCGCGCGACGTTGCGCACTCGGCGCACCTCAACACGCGGTCGTTTGCCAAGCACCAGGCGCTGGGCGGCTTCTACGACGAGATCATTGATCTGGCCGACAAGTTCGCGGAGATGTACCAGGGCAAGTACGGCCTGATCGGGCCGGTCATGCTGATGTCGGCCGACAAGTCGAACAATGTTCTGGAATTTTTGGAGCGGCAGGCGACAGAAATCGAAGAAATCCGGTATAAGGTGGTAGACAAGGACTGCACGCCGCTCCAGAACGTGATTGATGAAATTGTCGGCTTGTACTATACCAACATCTACAAGTTGAAGTTCCTCGCATAAGGACGCGCATCATGGGTTTGAAATACACCACTGTTTGTCTGGGCTATCAGCAGATCACCAGTCTGTCGGCGGCAGCCAGCCTGACCATCCCGGCGGGCGCAACACGGGCGTTGATCGCGCCGCTGACGCAGACCGTGCGCTGGCGTGATGATGGCACGGCTCCGACGGCCAGCGTGGGGATGCCGATTGCTGCTGGCACTTATCTGAGCTACGACGGCGACTTGAACCGCATCCGCTTCATTGAGGCTTTGGCGTCAGCGGAACTTAACGTCACCTATTACGCTTAAGAGGACCGCTGCCATGACATTCTCTACTCTTGCAAGCCCCGGCGTCAGCCTTCAAGGTGGAGGAGGCAGCGGCGGGCCGGGAGGCTCCGACACTCAGGTCCAGTTTAACGACGGCGGGGCGTTTGGCGGCGACAGCGGGCTGACGTTCAACAAGACGACCGACACGCTTACTATCGCCAGCGCAGGGCAGTTGGCGTTTTCAACTGATCTGCTGCTCACCCGCCGTGGAGCCGCCAACCTTCGCCTTGGCGCTGCTGATGCTGCCGCACCCGTACCGCAGACGCTCTCCGTCCAGTCCGTTGTCGCAGGCACCAATAACACCGCTGGCGCGAACCTGACGATCACAGGCTCTCAGGGTACTGGCACCGGAGCGGGCGGGTCCATCATCTTCCAAGTCGCCCCGGCGGGATCGTCGGGATCGGCGCAGAATGCGCTGGAGACGGCGCTGACGATTGATAGTTCCAAGAATTTAGTGCTGGCTGGCCAAATCCAAGGCCCAAATGCCGATTTTGTATTTAGAAATATTTCTACAAATAATATTGACTTCTATCAAAATAATTCGCTCGTTTTTAGAATGAGTTACTACAATTTCAAGCTAGCAGGAGATTATTCTTTATCTTGGACGAGTTCATCCGTCAACGCTGGTGCGGCTAGTGATTTAACGCTTGCGCGCGACGCCGCCAACACCCTCGCGCAGCGGAACGGCAACAACGGCCAGATTTTCCGGCTCTACGGTCGCTTCACTGACATCACCAACGACTTTGAACGCTTCTTCATCAACGCCCCCACCACATCCGGCGCTGCGGTCCAGCTTGGCACGCAGAAGGGCGCGACTGCGGGCACCGCACGCGCGCTGGAGCTTCAGACGGATGGAACGAGCCGTTGGACGATCAATACCAGTGGGCATCTGCTGGCCGCTGCCGACAACACCTACGACATCGGCGCATCTGGCGCGACGAGGCCGCGCAATATCTACACTGGCGGGTTCGTTATTCTTGGCGGCTACATTCAGCCTTCATACGTGAGGCTTGCCGCTGGAGCCAACGAAGCCCGCATCTATCAAGCTGGGAACGGCGTTATAACGTTCTACAACGCGGCGGAAACAAGTTTCGACCGCCTCCAGTTCGGCGGCACCACCTCCTCCTTCCCCGCCCTCAAGCGGTCCAGCGCATCGATCATTGTGCGCTTGGCTGACGACACCGCCAACGCCGCTCTAGAAAGCGCAAGCGTCAAGACCGACGCGCCTGCTGGCGGAACGTCTGGAACGTGGAAACTCGGCGTAGCAGCCACCGTATCCCCGACATCGCCCAACCGCACCATTGAAGTCGATATAGGCGGCACGATCTATTATCTCCACGCGAAGACAACCAACGACTAAGGAAACCCATGATCACCCTCACGCTCAATCAGGACGAAGTACAGGCACTCGGTGCGCTAATTGATGTCGCGGTTAAGGCATCCGGCATTCAGGGTGCCAAGGCGGCTGTGCCGCTCTACGCCAAGCTGGAAGCCGCCGTCGCCGCCGCCAACGCACCGAAGCCCGAACAGGAGACTGAATAATGGCCCTCGTCAACTACGGGGTTGTCAGCCCCAGTCTTACACTCACGGTACAGATGGAACTGTCCGACGCTGACAGCGAGCGCATTGTGGCGTATCTCATGGCTGCAACGCCCTATGGCAGCGTGACGGAGAATGTCATCAGCGACATTCCAAACCCCGCATGGTCGCCGGATCAGCCCGATCCAAATGACCCGCCTGAGTTCATCCAGCAGCAGGCATGGATCACGCGCCCCGCCACGCCGGAAGAGGCCATCACCGCTTACGCTGAGAGCGTGATGAACGCCATCCTTCAGCAGGCTTATCAGTGGGACCAGTCTCAGGCTGCGGCTGATGCGGCTGCTCATGTTCCGCCGATCACGCCGATCAAGCCGCCTGCTCCGGTTCCGCCCGCACCTTGACATTACAACCGGAACGTAAGATATTGCCTGAAACCCGACTGGCCGGATGCCAGGAACCGAAAGGTAAGTGAATGTCCGAGAACGAACGAGCGGTTGCGACCGCGCCGGAACAGGCCCCCACGGCGGCGCCTGAGTCCGAAACAGACAATTCATCGCCGGAACCGACGCCCACGGAAGCGCCCAAGACCTTCTCACAGGAAGAACTGGACGCCATCGTCGGCAAACGTCTCGCAAGAGAGCAACGGAAATGGGATCGCGAGCAAGCGCGGAAGCAGACAGCCCAGCCTCCGGCACCACTGCCGGAACCGCTGAAGCCCGATGACTTCACCAACGCGCAAGCCTACGCGGAGGCCATCGCTGAACGCAAGGCGGCAGAAATGCTGGCCCAGCGCGAAGCCGAAGCCGAACGCACGGCAACGCTCGAAGCCTATCAGGACCGTGAAGAGGAAGCCCGAGGCAAGTACGACGACTTTGAACAGGTCGCCTACAACCCGAAGCTCTCCATCACGGAAACGATGGCGCAGACCATTCAGGCTTCCGAGATCGGTCCCGATGTAATCTATCATCTGGGCTCGAACCCGAAGGAAGCCGAACGGATTGCGCGTCTCGCCCCGCTCTTGCAGGCACGGGAAATCGGGAAGATCGAGGCCAGACTGGCTTCATCTCCTCCGGCCAAGAAGACCTCAACCGCCCCGGCTCCTATCGCTCCGGTCACGGCCCGCACCTCCGGTGCGCCTGCATACGACACCACCGACCCGCGCTCTGTGAAGAGCATGTCAACGTCGGAATGGATTGACGCAGAACGCCAGCGCCAGATCAAGAAGTACGAGGCACAACGCAGACGCTAACTAAACAACGAAAGGACCATTTAGGTCATGGCCAATTCACTTCTTACAATTGACATGATCACCCGGAAGGCTCTGGAGATTAACTTTTAGGTCTCCCTTGGGGGTAACCCCTCGAAAAATAACTGTGTGAATTCGGTGGACCTCATGTTACGATTGTTACATGAAAACACCGAGCCAAGACAAAGATGAGAACAATTCCGACCTGACACCGGAAGAACTTCTCCGAAAGAAGAACAGAGAAGCCTCCCAACGTTATCGGGACCGCGATCCTGAAAGGCACCGCCGCCGCATGAGAGAGTGGCGCGAGGCCAATCGGGAGCGGTCCCGAGAACTTTCTAGGGAGTGGCGTAACCGCAAGCTGGCGTTCTCTCCCGAGGAAGAGGCGCGTATGCGCCAGCAAGAACGCGATAAGACCAAACGATACCAAAACAAAATGCGCGACGATGTGTTTGGCGCTTATGGCGGGTATGTTTGCGCCTGCTGCGGCGAAACCGAACCTAAGTTTTTGTCCATAGACCACATCCATAACAATGGTGGCCAAGAACGCCGCAGCGGCCTTTACAATAGCAGCGGCACAGCGTTCTATTTGTGGCTGCGAAAAAATGCTTTTCCTTCCGGTTATCAGGTGCTATGTATGAATTGTCAGGTCGGGAAGCATCGCAACGGCGGTGTTTGTCCTCATCAATGTAAGGTGTAACGACTATCCCGAAAGGGAGTAGGGCCAAGCGGCCCAAAGCGCACAGCCCCTCGATGGAGGGTGAAGAGATAGTCTGCTCTGCATGGTGACATGCAGCAGTTCCGAAAGGAACGGATTAGGCGTAGCGAACCTGATTGAACATGTGGCCTTGAGAACAACCTGGTGATCACCCGCAACGTCAACCGCGCTTACGACGACAGCTTCGCCGTCGAGGGCGCAAAGATCGGCTCCACCCTCCGCATCCGTCTGCCCGACCGTGCGCTGGTGACCGACGGCGCGGCGCTTCAGGTGCAGGACGACAACGAGCAGTACACCACGCTCACCGTCTCCAGCCAGAAGCACATCGGCGTCAACTTCACGTCCGCCGAACTCACCATGCAGCTCGACGACTTCGCCGAACGTGTGCTCAAGCCGCGTATCTCGCAGCTTGCGTCCTCCATCGACGCGGACGTTGCCAACGCCTACAAGTCGATCTTCGCCTCTGTCGGCACTCCCGGCACGACCCCGGCCACTTCGCTCGTCCTGCTTCAGGCCCAGCAGAAGCTGAACGAGTCCGCCGCCATGATGCCGAACCGCTACGCCACGGTGAACCCGGCGGCCAATGCGGGTCTGGTCGAAGGCATGAAGGGCCTCTTTAACCCCGTGGACACGATCTCCCGCCAGTTCAAGAACGGCATGATGGGAGAGGGCGTCCTCGGCTACGAGGAGATCAACATGTCCCAGTCGATCAAGCAGCACACGACTGGCTCGCGTGCGGCGACGGGCGCCACGGTCAACGGCAACGCAACCGAAGGCGCTGCGACCATCACGCTTGCTTCCGCTGGCAACACGCTCACCTTCGCGGTGGGCGACGTGTTCACGGTGGCCGACTGCTTTGCCGTCAACCCGCAGACCCGCGAAAGCACGGGTGCGCTTCAGCAGTTCGTCGTGACCGCTGCCGCGACCTCGACCTCTGGCGGTGCTGTCACCCTCAGCGTTTCCCCGGCGCTCTACTCGCCCACCAACGCTCTGGCGACCGTCAGCACGCTGACGATCACCGGCAAGGCCGTGACCTTCATCGGCGCTGCCTCGACGTCGTACCCGCAGAACCTTGTGTACCACAAGGACGCCATCTCGTTCGCCACGGCTGACCTTCTCATGCCGAGCGGCGTGGACATGGCTTCCCGCCAGGTTCACAACGGCATCTCGATGCGTATCGTGCGCCAGTACGATATCAACAACGACCGCCTGCCGTGCCGTATCGACGTGCTGTACGGCTACTCGACCATCCGTCCGCAGATGGCCACGCGCATCTGGGGCTAACAGGCAGAGACAGGAGATACACACATGGCAATCCCTAGCGTAGGCAATGGCTACCAGTCCAACGACGGTAACCTGAACGAGGTCAAGATCAGCGTTGCGCCGGTCCCGACCACCGCTGTTGATACCGCGACCCTGACGGCCGCTCAGATCACCAACGGCATCATTCTGGGCTCCCCCACGACGACGGCGTCCTACACGCTGCCGACCGTGGCCAATCTGGAACTGATCCTCGATAACGCGAAGGCGGGCGTCACGTTCGACTTCCGCATCATCAACGTCACGGGCTCCGGTGTCATCACCGTGGTCACCAACACGGGCTGGTCCATCGGCACCAGCGGCTCGCAGGGTCTGATGACCATTGCGGCCACCGCTGGCACGGTCCGCGCGTTCCGCGCCCGCAAGTCGGGCGACGCCGCCTGGGCGCTCTACGCCATCTCGTAACCAACAGGCGGGCGGTCTTCGGACCGCCCGCCCCTTATCTGGAGGACACATGGCTTGTATCTACCTGTCCCATCCCAAGCACGGCGTGAAGATCGCCACAATGGAAATGGAAGCGCAGTACGACGAGATGCACGGGTGGACACGTTTCGACCCCGACGCGCAGCAGTTGCCTGACGAGCCGGTCGAGGCTAATGTGCTGGCCGAACCGCGCCGCCGGGGGCGGCCCCGCGTAACGCAGGACGACTGACATGACGACGGCTGGCGACCTGATCAACGGATCTCTGAGGCTTCTGGGCGTGCTGGCGGAAGGCGAAACGCCTTCGTCCGAAACGTCGCAAGACGCGCTGGCCGCCATGAACCAGATGATCCAGTCGTGGAACACTGAGCGTCTCGCCGTCTTCTCGACACAGGACCAGGATGTCACCTGGCCGTCAAACCAGCGGTCCCGCACATTTGGGCCGACTGGCGACATCGTCGCCAACCGCCCGGTCAGCATCGACGACAGCACCTATTTCCGCGACCCGGCCAACGGCATCTCGTTTGGCCTCAAGCTGATCAACCAGCAGCAGTATAACGGCATCGCGGTCAAGACGGTCACCTCGACCTACCCGCAGGTGCTTTGGGTCAACATGACCTATCCCGACATTGAGATGTACGTCTACCCGGTGCCGACCAAGGTGCTCGAGTTCCATGTCGTCTCGATTGAGGAACTGACCCAGCCCGCCAATCTGGCGACCGATCTGGCCTTCCCGCCCGGCTACCTGCGCTGCTTCCGCTACAACCTTGCCTGCGAACTGGCTCCTGAGTTCGGCACCGAACCGTCCCGGCAGGTGCAGCGCATCGCCATGACATCGAAGCGCAACTTAAAGCGCATCAACAACCCCGACGACATCATGGCGCTGCCCTACAGCATCGTCGGCACGCGCCAACGCTACTCCATTTACGCGGGGAATTTCTGATGCAGACGCCGATCCTTGGATCAGCGTATATCGCCCGCAGCGTCAACGCTGCGGACAGCCGCATGGTCAATCTGTTCCCCGAGGTGGTGCCGGAAGGCGGCAAGCAGCCTGCTTTTCTCAACCGTGCGCCGGGCTTGCGCATGCTTGCCACCATCGGCACCGGCCCGATCCGGGGGCTGTGGTCGCCGCAGATCACGGGCTCCGACGGCTACGTCGTGTCCGGTCAAGGCCTGTACAAGATCGACACGTCCTACAACACGACGTTTCTTGGCACCATCAACGGTTCCGGGCCGGTGTCCATCGCGGACAACGGCACGCAAATCTTCATCGCGTCCGACCCGGACGGCTACATCTACAACATGACCACGGGCGCGTTCGCGCCCATAGGCGACCCTGACTTCCCCGGCGCGTCCACGGTCGGCTATCTGGACGGCTACTTTGTGTTCAACGAGCCGAACAGCCAGAAGGTCTGGGTGACCAGCCTGCTGGACGGCACCAGTGTCGATCCGCTGGACTTCGCCAGCGCGGAGGGTGCGCCGGACCAGTTGATCTCCGTCAACGTCGATCACCGCGAGGCGTGGCTGTTTGGCACGGGCACAACCGAAGTCTGGTACAACGCGGGCACCGCCGATTTCCCGCTCCAGCGCATCCAGGGCGCGTTCAACGAACTGGGCTGCGCTGCCGTCTATTCGGTCGCCAAGCTGGACAACACGCTGTTCTGGCTGGGCGCCGACGCGCGCGGCCGAGGCATCGTCTATCAGGCGACCGGCTATCGTGGCGAGCGCATCTCGACCCATGCGGTCGAGTTCGCCATCCAGAACTACAGCACCATCTCGGACGCCGTGGCCTACTCCTACCAGCAGGAGGGCCACAAGTTCTACGTCCTGACCTTCCCCACCGCCAACGCAACGTGGGCTTATGACACGATCACGGGCGCATGGCATGAGCGGGCGGGGCTGACCAACGGCCAGTTCACGCGGCACAGGTCGAACTGCCAGATGAACTTCAACAACGAAACCATCGTGGGCGACTACGAGGATGGCCGGATCTACGCCTTCGATCTCGACGTGTTCGCTGACGATGACCAGCCGCAGAAGTGGTTGCGGTCCTGGCGGGCGCTGCCGGTCGGCACCAACAATCTTCGCCGCACGGCGCACCACACGATGCAGCTCGACTGCGAGAGCGGCGTAGGCATCAACAACGGGCAGGGCAGCGACCCGCAGGCCATGCTGCGCTGGTCCGACGATGCAGGCCACACCTGGTCGCGCGAGCACTGGACCAGCCTCGGCACCATAGGTCGCTATGGCCAGCGCGTCTTCTGGCGGCGGCTGGGCATGACCCAGAAGCTGCGCGACCGCGTCTACGAGGTGTCGGGCACCGACCCGACTAGGATCGTCATCATGGGCGCGGAGTTGATCCTCGCTGGCACTTCAGCCTAACGCCAGCCAGATACCGGCCCAGCGCGTGGCCATCAACGAACGCTCGCGGATTGGCGTGACCCCCGGCCGTAACGCCGATCCCCCGCCGCCGCCGGTTTTTGTCTCGCGGGAATGGTATCGCTTTTTTGACACGATCCATACCTACCTGCCGACCCCGACGGTTTTCACCCCTGTTTTCACCCCCGTCACCAACGTGACCACCGTGACGGCGGGCGCCAGCTTCGCCAACCAGATGGGCACGGTCATTGCGCTGACGGGCACGTTCACGCTCGACCCCATCGCGGCGGGCAATACCGTCTTCCAGATGACGCCTCCGGTTCTGGACGATCTGTCCTTGTCCACGGCGGCAGGCGTGTTTGTCACCACGGCCAGCGGCGTCACCGCCGTAGGCTCTGTCGTTGCTGCCGGACCTTTGCTGGAGTTTCGCCTGGACGCGCCGTCGGGCGCAGCGGCTACCTACGCCTACAACGTCAACTACCAGATTGCCTGACAACCCGTTTTACGCTAGGTTCGCACCATGACCGTCAACCTGTCACCCTTCGCCAACCCCGGCGCGCAGTTCTTCGACGACAACGGCGATCCGCTGTCGGGCGGCAAGATCTTCACCTATGCGGCAGGCACGACCACGCCGAAGGCGACCTACACCGACTACACGGGCGGCACGGCGCACGCCAACCCGATCATCCTTGACGCTGCGGGCCGCCCGCCGGACGAGGTCTGGCTGACCTATGGCGACGCCTACAAGTTCATCCTCAAGGACAGCCTTGACACGCTGATCGGCACGTTCGACCACATTGATGGCATCCCGCCCGTTAACATTAACCTTGTCCGGCTGTACGGCTCGACCTCCGGTTACATTGACCTTGTTGCTCCGGCGGTGGCAGGGGCCAACACAGTCACTTTCCCTGCGGCCACCGGCACGGTCGCGCTGACGGCCAGCCCGACGTTCACGGGCACCACGGCGGTCGCCACGCTGACGGCGTCCGAGAACATCACGGGGTCCAAGACCATCAGCGGACGGCTGCTGTCGGCCTCGCAGACGGTCAGCATCGACCAGTACCTCTACATGGGCGGCACCGGCCAGGCCAAGTTGCCGGTCGGCTCGACGGTTCAGCGCGCAGGCGCGTTCAGCGGTACGGGCCAGATCAGCGGCACGACGCTGACCATCACCAACGTCACCAGCGGCGCGCTCTACATCGGAGCCACGATCACGGGCACGGGCGTCACGGCGGGCACCCGCGTCACCGACTTCCTGACGGGCGCGGGCGGCGTCGGCACCTACACGGTCAGCGTCTCGCAGACCGTCGCAGCGGGCACGGCCATCGCTGACGAACCCATCGTCGGCATGATCCGCTACAACAGCACGACCAGCGCCTTTGAAGGCTACGGCGCGTCTGGCTGGGCGGGCATCGGCGGCGGTGCGACGGGTGCTGGCGGCGACGAGGTGTTCATTCTCAACAGCCAGATCATCACCACGTCCTACGCCATCCCGTCCGGCAAGAACGCATCTTCCACCGGCCCGCTGACCGTCAACGGCAGCGTCACCATCACCATTCCATCCGGCTCGCGCTGGGTGATCCTGTAACGGAGCGACCATGTCTCAAATCACCCTTACCAGCGACCCGCTCGGCAGCGCGACGACTGGCACGTTCGAGTTTGAAAACCCCGCGTTCTTCATGACGGGCGCCACGTCCCAGCGCGGCGTCGTGCTGGCCGATCAGTTCATTCTGCTGCAAGCCACGAACACGCTGACCAGCCAGACGGCGGCGCAGGCGCTGTTCGACGTGACGGGCAGCGGTCAGGTGACGCTGGTGGCGGGCACCTACGAGTTCGAGTGTCAGTTCTCGCTGTCCAGCATGAGCGGTTCGTCCGGTTCGTTCGGCTTTGCGCTGGGCGGCGGCGCGACCTTCACGCAATACTGGTGGTCGCTTGCCAACAAGGCCACGCTGGCCACGGCGGCGAATGGTTTGGTGACGTTTAACACTGCCGCCAACACGACGCTCGTCACGGCCAACACCAACACGGTGGCTTTCGCCCGCATTCACGGCGTCATCATCGTGACGGTCGGCGGTACGGTTATTCCGCAGGTGTCGCTCGGCGTTGCGGCGGCAACGGTCGTCGGTGTAGGGTCGTTCTTCAAGATCAGGGCGCTCGGCGGTTCTGCGGCAACCACCAGCGGCAACTGGAGCTAAACCATGTCAATTATCATTGACGGCGGTGCGGGCGTCACCTTCCCCGATACGGTCCAGCAGACCAACGCAGTGACCAACACGGGCGGCGACCCGCGCTACTATGCGGCGCGGGCGTGGGTGACGTTTGACGGGTCAACGACGCCGCCCGCCATCTTATCCGCGTCCAACGTGGCGTCCGTATCGCGGACGAGTACAGGCAAGTTTACTATTACGTTCACATCCAACATGCCCAACGCAAACTACGCTGTTGCATGTATGGGTTTTGATCCTTCCGATGACAGACAAGTGCAGATAACACTACAGTCCTCCATAACCGTCAGTCAGTTCAGCATTGTTGTTATAGAGTATCAGTGGGATGTCTCTCCCCCCAATAACCGCTTTTACAACTCCCCGCGCATTTCCGTGGTCGTGTTCGCATGACCGCAGAAGAGCACCTTCGCCAGCACTTCACCGACCTGCGGCTGCCCCCAGCCGCTGCCGAATGGCTGTTGTGTTCCGATAATGATTGATGTGCGCCTTGCGGAACCGGCGGATCTGCCGTCATGCCTTGACATGACGGCGCGGTTCCATGCCGCTTCACCCATCTCCGATGTGGCTCCGTTCGACCTTGACGGCATGGCCGTCACGCTGAAGGAAATGCTGTCCAACCCCCGCGCGGGGGTATGGCTGGCCTTGCGCAACAGTCAGCCGGTTGGCGTCGCGGGAGCGTTGCTGTACCCGCTGTACTTCAACCCTGCCTACGAGGTTGTTCAGGAACTGTTCTGGTGGCTGAACCCTGACGCGCGCGGCAGCGGCGCAGGCGAAAAACTGTTCCAAACCTTGCAGACTTGGGCTAAAGATAGCGGAGCGTCAGCCGTCTTTATGATTGCATTGGCAGACAACCGTGTGGGTAAGATGGACAGTTTCTACAAGCGCGCCGGGTTTCAGCCCATGGAACGCACCTACATGAAAGGAACCCGGTCATGGCAATAGCTACCGGCACAGCCATACTTGGCGCAGCGGCGATTGGCGCGGGCGCGTCTATTATCGGCGGCAGGCAGCAGGCCAAAGCTGCTAAAGACGCAACCAAGGCGCAGACCAAGGCCACCAAGGCCACCATTGCGCAGCAGGAGCGGGCGCTGGAGCGCCAGATCGGCCTTCAGGAGCCGTTCCGCCAGACGGGCGTCAACGCGCTGGCCGACTACGGCACGGCCTCCCAGTACACGCCGTTCGGCATGGAGCAGTTCGAGGCTGATCCCGGCTACCAGTTCCGCATGTCGGAGGGGCTGAAGGCGCTGGAGCGGTCGGCGGCTTCGCGCGGCATCCTTCAGTCGGGCGGCACGCTCAAGGACATCACGCGGTTCGGGCAGGACACGGCCAGCCAAGAGTACCAGAACGCCTTCCAGCGGTACTTGCTGGAGCGCCAGCAGCGGCTGCAACCGCTTGAGTACCGGATTGGACTGGGGCAGGCGGCGGCGTCCGGGCAGGCGGCCAACGTCGGATCGACAGCGCAGAACGTCGGTCAGTTGACGACCTCGCTCGGCGACATCCGGTCGGCGGGCATCATGGCGCGGTCCAACGCATACAACACCATGCTGGGCAACCTCAGCGGGTTGGCGTCAGATGCAGCTAGCGCCTACGGCCAGTACCAAGCCGCGCAGCCATACCAGAACTATCTGCGCGCCATCACGCCTGCAGCGGGCGGTATCACGCCGGGCGCGTCTCCGTATGCACCCCGGTTCACAAGCACGACTTTTGGCGGCCCGAAGTGAGGTAGACCGTGGTTACTGACCCGAACATCATCCTTTCCGGCAACCGGATGGCGCAGCCGCAACTGCCGGATGTCAACGCCATGATGCAGACCCGCACGGCGGGTCTGGAGAACATCTACAACATGGAACAGCAGCGCGCCGAACAGGCCCGCACCGCGCAGAAGGAGCAGGAAGCGGCGCAGGAAGCCGCAACGCTCAAGGCTCTGCTTCCGGCCTACACTTACGGCATCCAGACCGGCGACATTGCCGGTGCGGGCAATCTTGTGCCGCCTGAAATGCGTCCTCAGATACAACAGTACATTGACGCGCTGACGGGCAAGTCGCCGCAGGAAGTTCAAGCGGCGCTGATCGGGTCTCTGTCCTCCAGCCAAGCCGGGCAGGAGGCGTTGGCCGCGATCCAGCGCGCTGCCGCCGTAGACGTTCAGCGTGGGCATCTTGAGGTGTCGCGGGCTGAACTGGCGCAGCGCCGCGCGGAGGCTGAACGCGGGCCTGAACCTCTCTACAAAGAGATTGTTTTGGAGGATGGTACGCTGGCGCTTTATGACACAAAGTCCGGGCGTATCATTCAGCCGTCCTTGGAAGGCCCGATTGGTACTGAACTACCTCCCGGCGAGGCCGCCAAGCCGCTCAAGGTAAAACAGAAGGACGGCGCAACGGCGGAGGAGGTCAAGAAGCGGTTAGCAGACGAAAAGCGCGTCAAGGACTTGGGTCTTGCGGTCTCTGAAATTGAACGCGCGATGACGCCTGGTGGATTGATAGACACGGCTACCGGCAGTTATCTCGGCAACTTGTTTGATACTGCCGCTGCTGCGTTTACATTCGGAACTGAAGGCGCGCAAGCTATCGCGCGGCTGGCCCCCATTGCCGATTTGGCGCTGAAGATTGTGCCGCGTTTTGAAGGCCCGCAGTCCAACTATGACGTACAGTCTTACAAGGACGCAGCGGGTAACCTTGCCAATCCTAACGTACCCGCAAGCACCAAACGGGCGGCGGCGGAAGAAATCGTCCGTCTGTTCAAGAAGTACAAGGATCAGTTTGAATACGCTGGTGATGGCGGCGGCGCGGGCGGGGCCGAAGATCCTTTGGGCATCCGGTAAGCAACATGGCCACGATCACAGACATTCGCGCCAAGTATCCGCAGTATAACGATCTGACGGATCGTGAACTTGCGGAAAAGCTCCACACAAAGTTTTACTCTGACATGCCTTTTGAAGAGTTTGCAACCAAAGTGCAACTTAAAGAGGTTGAACCCGAAACCTTTGGTCAGCAGGTGCTGCGCGGTGCAGCCTCGACGGCGGACATCATTGCGGAAAGCGTGCCAGGCTTGGCGGCCATGGTCGCCTACCCGTTCCAAGCTGCGGCTGGTTTTGTTACTGGCCAAAGCCCAACAGACGTTGCAGCCAGTCAGGAACGGGTGCTAGGGGCATTATCTGCGCCCGTCGGTCGTATGACCGGCGTGACCGAGACACCTTCCTATCAGAATAACCTCGCTAGGCAGGCGCTGGCGTATGTTGCTGAGAACATGGACAAGGGCGCGGGCTGGATTTCTGATACGACTGGCATCCCTAAACCGTCCGTGATGAACATGATGCAGGTCGTCATGTCGGCAGCGCCCGCCAAGGTTCCGGGAGCCAAGACCGCAGGCAAGGCTACCCGCGCCGTTGTCCAAAAAGGCCGCGAAATCCTCGACCCCAAGACCAAGTTCTACATGGACCTCGCGGAAGGGCGCGGACAGGCGCTGGTCGCAGCGGCGCGCGATCCTGCCGCTGAGATCATCCCCGGCGTTCGCCCGACCTTTGCGCAGGCGACCGCCGATGTCGGTCTGCCGCGCGTTGCCGCCGTGGGCGAACAGGCCGCAAAGAAACTGCCGACCGAAGCGTTGGCGCTGAAGGACGTGCAGGAAGCCGCGCGCGTCGGGCAGTTGACATCCATTGAGCGCACGCCAGAAGCGCGTGCGCGGGCTGAACGTGTGCGCGAGCGCCGGTCGGAGCCGTTGTACCGACAAGCCGAGGGTGCGGGCAATGTAGTGGACGTTGTGCCCGTACTGGATTTGATTAACGACACCATCGCCAAGAACCCCGGCAACCAGCCGCTGCTGGTCGAGATGCGCCGTCTTCGCAAGGGGCTCATGGAACCGGGGCTTGACCCGCAGGGCAATCCAATCATGGTGCCGCGCACCAACGCCAAGGAAGTGGCCTCAACAATCGACGGCCTCAAGTCGGCCATCGCCAAGGAAGACAACAAGTTCATCAAGGGTGAACTGACGCAGATCAAGGATGATCTGACTGCGGCTATCCCGTCCATGAAGGAAGCGCAGGCGGCGTTCAAGAAGGGCAGCCGCCCGATCAACCAAATGGATGTCGGCAAGTACCTGCGCGAGAAGCTGGAAGCGCCGGTACCGGAAGGCGGCCAGCGGGCGACCGTGTTCGCCGGGGCCGTGCGCGAAGCCCCGCGTACCATCAAGCAGGCGCTCAAGGGCGGTCCGACCTACGAGAAGTTGACCGACATCCTGTCGCCAGCGCAGAAAGCCAACGTGGACCGCGTGCTGATGGATCTGTCGCGCGATCAGCGCGTCAAGGAGTTGGTGCAGATGGGCCGCGAGGCCGCGCCCAATCTGTCAATGCCCGCAGGCCGCGTGGAGCGGCCCAACCTGCTGAACCGTCTAGCCACCATTGCAAACGTCATTATTGAGCGTCTGGAAGGCAAGATCAACGAGAAGATGGCGCTGGAAATCGCCGCCGAATTTCTTGATGCCGACAGGGCCGCCGCTGCGCTGGAGACGGCCATGCGCCGGTCGGGCCAAAGAGTTAGCCCGCAGCGCAGACCATCGGGGCCGATCAGCCGCGCGGTCAAGCGCGCGCCCATTGTGACCGCGCCGAACCAGATGAGCAATCAGGAAAACCGCAACGCGATGGCGAGGTGACGTGCCGTGGATTATCAGGTTCTTTTCAACGCCGCCTTCGTCGTGTGCGGTATCCTGGGAGGGTGGGTGATGAACCGTGTCTATGTGGCCATTGACAAGCTGGACACCGACGTGCGGAACATGCCGCACACCTACGTCAGCAAGAACGACTTCAAGGACGCGGTTGCGGACATCAAGACCGACATCCGCGCGGGCTTCCAGCAGGTGGACAAGACGCTGAACACGCTCTTTGAGCGCCTAAACGAAAAGGCGGACAAGTCATGAAACTGAACACGGCGTCGATTGCCAAACTCAAGGGCGTCCATCCTGACCTGGTGCGCGTCGTGCTGCGCTGCGCCGAGGACTGGAAAGACGCCGACACCGGGTTCATCGTCACCTGCGGCGTGCGCACGCTGGCGGAACAGAAGGTGCTGGTTGCCAAGGGTGCGTCAAAGACGCTGCGCTCGCGCCACATCCCGGCCGCCAACGGTTACGCCCACGCTGTCGATCTGGCCGCGACCATCGATGGCAAGGTGCGGTGGGACTGGCCGCTCTACGACCGTCTCGCCAAGGCCATGAAGGCAGCAGCCAAGGCCGAGAAGGTGCCGCTCGAGTGGGGCGGCGACTGGAAGACGTTCAAGGACGGCCCGCACTATCAACTGCCGTGGAGGGAATATCCCGGCACAACCAAGGGAAAGTGACATGACGAAAGAAATGGTATGGGGTGTCGTCCGCGCCGTTCTGGCGGCTGGCGGCGGCTACGTCGTCGGCACGGGCGTTGTCGATAGCACCGCGATGAACGAGATCATCGGCGCTCTTGGCGTGATCTTCGCCGCCGGGTGGTCTATCTGGGCCAAGAAGTGAACTGGATCGAGATTGCCGCCATCGCCGCGCTGTTGATCGGCATCGGCGCAGGCG